CGACGATGAGCCAGTGGCCGCCGCCTGATGGTCGGCTGAGCGGTCCACGGTGGATGTAGCCGCACGGTACAGGGATACCTTGGTCGATCTGTGATTTGAGTGTCTGGATCGTGGCGGAAGAAACGAAGCGTGCTTTGACGTTGAAGCTGCTCAGTGCACGGATCTGCGCGTTGACATCAGTGGTGTCGCCGTAAGTCTGGACACGCTTGAGGTATTGGTCGTCGGCATTGGGTCCGCTGATCGTGCCAGGGCGCAGGTAGGCCAGCAGCATGGCGCAGCTGCTCGAAAAACACATCCGTTCGGCCTGATCAGTTGCTGAATCAAGCTGCGAAAGCCACGGCACCTGGAGTGGATTGCCGTGGCTAGGAGGCTTTTTTGCAGCTGCCGCTCCGAGGAACAACCGCACTTCAGCTTCTCGGCGGCGGGTAAGCCCGGCAAGTGCTTGGCCATTGGCTTTATCCCACTTCGGCAATTCCTCGCGGATTACTTGGTTGGGATCCTGGCCAGCGAGAAGGCGTTGCCGGAGCGTTGATTCCTCCACCGCCCCAAGGCCTACGTTGAACGCCCAGCTGAGGAGGGCAGCAACTCGGCTGCCGTTCCAGTCCCGCGCCAGCGGCAGCAGCTTGAACAGGCCCTTAGCGAAGTGCTCGATCTGCATCTCCAGCAGATCATCAGCCTGTTGTTCGGTCAGTTTGTCGCCTTGCTGGACCGGCCTGTTGTTGATGGTGGTGGTACCGAATCCAATTGTCCACACGCCTGCTGGACATTTGTAGGCGATCAGGCGGCAACCCTCGAACTCCTTGATGATCCGCTTGGCAGGTTCCATCCACGTCGGTGCTGGCGTCTTACCGGCTTGGGACCAAGTGCGGAACCAGGCTGTTTCGCGGCTAAGGGACTCCGGATCGGCTTTGTTGATGGCTGCTTCCAGCTCGCTGATGGCGGCCATCTGGTGTGGAGCGCCCTTGTAATACTTGAATAGATCGAGCAGGCGAACAGGGTGCTTAGTCACGTTCCCATGGTGCGTGGATACTGATGGCGCCGCCTAGTAGAGCGCTGTCGCCAGTCTGTAAGTCGGGGTTAACAGGCTCTTCGATGACGACCGGCATTGGTGTGGCCGGGGGTTGGGTTTCGTGCCAGTCCTCGATCGCAGCGTCGAGACGCACTTCCAAGAGTGCTTCGTTTTTGTACTGCTGCGCTAAGTCCTTTTTGCCAAGGATCGGGACCATTATGGCGGCGTTACCGCCAACACTTACTTTTTTCCGGGCTTCAGCGAGAAGATTGCCTGCATAAGCAGTTGTATGATTGAGTTGCTCTTTAGAGGGCTGAGTGCAATCAATTCTGAAGTGGCCGCAATAATTACCCAGAATGCGGGGTGATTAATGATGCTGGCGAAGTCCATGGGACGAGGGCGGGTCCAGTATCAGTGTAGGGCCTATGCGCGACTCTTTCCTTCGAGTCGAGACACACGCTGCTCAACAGATCCGATACGTGTATAGGTTTCCTTGCGATCAATTTTAATGTCTTCGTGCAGCACGCTTAGTTGTGTTGCAATGTGTTCGACTGCTTCGGTCAAGCGTATTACAGCGTCTCTCGCTTCATCGCTACGGCGGGTGAATCCCATGGCGCCCATTGCGGCAACTGAAATAGATGCGCCGGCAACGGCAGCCAGGATTTCGACCATGGGTGGGCAGCATCCATCGCAGTCTAGCCAGCCAGACTGGTGCTTTTAGGCAATTATGCCTGTGGGCTAAGTCGCCATAATTAGTCGAACGCACCACGGGATGAGCGCGAAGACTGGCGGCAGCGGGATTAGGCCGGTGGCGTGAGGCTGTAAAGCTCCGCCAAGTTCGCGGCATCGAGCAGGCCCTGCAGTTCGGCGGCGGCCTCGGGGGGAAGCGCTAGCTGGCCGAGCAGCAACCAGATCGCGGACTGCAAGGCCGGAGGATTGGGCCGACCGTTGAGTGCATCTTGGAGAGCGGAGATGAGCACAGCGAGCGCAGCCGCCGGGCCGGGCGTAGGTGCTGACATGACCTGTTGGAGAGCTGCGCTGTAAGTGCCGCTCACGAGTAGGGCGTCGTAGAACCCTCGATAGTCAGGTTGTGGCAGCACTGGCGGCAGGGGCTGCACTTGCCAGGTTTGCAGCCACACGCCATCAATCTCGGTCGGCGCTACCTCCTCGACGTAGTGGGTCGTGGGGTCGAACTCGGGTGGATCGACAGGGATAACACGTCGCACCAGGATCGGCGGATCCAGCTCGCCATAGCTGGCTAGTTCCCCGTCGTGCGGGGCATCGCTGATACTCAGCCACGGCTCATCGCGCCGAAACTGAGAAACGGAATAGGGCCAGAGCGGACCAGATGGCAGGAGGCGGAGCAGTTGGGTCATGGTGATCAGTAGCCGTAACGAGTTTTGAGGGCGTCGAAGTTCTGTGTGACTTGCGAAGCGGATAACGCACTGCTGTATATTGCAAACTGCGCAAACTTGCCATCCACGTACTGGTCGCCTGTGTGTTGAGACCTCATTAGAAACATGTATTGATCAGCAAAAGTCATATTGGTCTGATCCGTAAATGTAGCCCCGAGCTGGGATCCATTGATATACAAGGTGTTAGTTGATCCTGATCTGGTGTACGCAACGTTGTACCAGGTGCCGGTACTTGGCGTCCAGGAGCGGTTCCCTATTTCAGTGCCTTTAGCATAGACTGCTAGTTGAAGCCCAAATTGCGCTCGAAACAAAAAAGAATCAGACCAGTTGCCGTTTTCAACCAACGTATTCCAAGTTTTGTTGGTATCGAAGTTCACCCACAGTGAATAGGTGAAAGGATTAGTTCCGTGGCTGTACTTGTTAAGCCTCACATAAGTGCTATCACTTGTAATGTCAAAGAATCCCGGAGATGCCGTGAAGGACGGCGATCCGATAAGCGTTGCATTGTTTCCATTGCCACTAAGGTCGGTCCAGGTGGTGCCGCTGCCTGAATAAGAAGCCGAGTTACCTGCATCGAGATGCACAATGAGCCCGCTGGTCACGATGCCGCCACCGCCGGCAGCTGGGGCAGTGGCGGCTAGGAATGCTGGATCGCGGAGGGTTAGCCGGCTCATGCCTGCACCCCATAGGCTGCGACGCAATCACTGTCAGCAGTGCCGAAGAACGACAGGCTGAGGATGGCGGTTTTCGATGCCGCGATGTTGGCCGGTTTGGTGCCGACAAAAACCCAGCCGGCTGGCACCGTCAGCGTGCGCTGCGTCGCATCACAGATCAAACGCAGCGTGACCGTCCGGCCTGCAGCACGGTTCGAGGTGGTGAACGTCAGGTTGCCGGTGAGATTGATCGTGAAGTAGCCGCCGTTTCGAGACGCCATGTCCAGATCGACGGTGGCGCTGTAGCTGATCGTGTTGGCGCTGAAGGTAAGCGGCAACGCCGAAACATCCGCCGCACTCGGCATCGCATGGACGTGATCAGCGCGAGCAGCGGTCGTTCCACTACCAACAGCAGCACTACCTAGCGCTGCAGGCGTGGTCGAGCTGAGTGGGGTGATGACATCAACAATTGATGTACCAGCTCCAGTCTCAGCGCCGGAGGTGCTCTTCTTGAGAAAGAGCTTGCCGTCATAAGTGTTGATGCCTAACTCACCCAGCGCCAGCTGGCTGGTGGTTGGCACCGTGCCTTGAACGGAGCTACGACGGAGTTTGATTGTGTTTGCCATGTGGCTGCCTCAGAGTGCTATGTAGCGGGCAATTAGCGGCGCTGCTTAGAACGTGCCGCCGTCAATATCAAAGCCGGATGTCGTGCCATCCTCGAAGAATGTCACCAAGTCGCTTAGGGCCACCTGCACCATCGTGCCGGCATCGTTAATCACCATCCTGTCGGTTGCCTGCAGGGTGGTGGCTGTGGCAGTGGTGGTGCCATCGATGATGTTCAGCTCGGCGGTAGTGACCAGTGCCCCGTCGAGAATGGCGATCTCGGTCGAGGTCAGCAGGGCCAGGGCCGTAGCGGCGCCAGCCTGCATTCCGCTGAGCGTGTCAAGGTCGGCGTCGTAGGCCTGCACGTTGGTGCCGACGGCCAAGCCAAGGTTGGTGCGAGCCGTGCCGGCATCCGTCGCGCCCGTTCCACCATCCGCAATAGCGAGTGTGCCAGTGATCGCACTCGCGCCAAGGTCCAGAGCCAGCTCGGTGGTCTCAATCACCAAGCCGCCATTGGCTTTGAGGTCCAGGCTCAGCTCACTGCCAACCAGATCGAGGCCGTCGCCAGCCGTGAAGTTGGCACCGCTGCTGGAGATCGTGATGGAGCCCGATCCGTTGCTGATGCTGATGCCGGTGCCGGCGGTCAGCGTGGCTTTGGTGAGCGTGTTGCCCGTGGAGTTGCCGATCAGCAGCTGACCATCGGTGTAGGTGGTCTGGCCCGTTCCACCCTGGGCCACGCCCACCGTGGTAAAGCCGCTACCGAGAGCGCCACTGGTCAGCGTGCCGACGCTGGTGAGCGAACTCGCGGTCACACCGCTGCCTAGCGTGGTGCCGTTGAGCACTTGGTTGCCGTGGATGTAGTAGGCCTTGCCAGAGGCAAGATCCATGTGCTCCGAGCTTGTCCACGCATCTGTGGCATCTAGCCAGCGGAACAGTTTGTCGGTGGTTCCGCGAAGGGTGATGCCGCCACCGTCACTCGTAGCGTCAGAAGGTGTGGCAGTATCAGCTAAGACGATATTCTTATCATCTGTGGTTACGGTAGTCGAGTTAATGGTGGTGGTTGTACCGTTAACGGTAAGGTCGCCTGAAATTGTCAGGTTATTGCTGAACGTGGCGTTGCCGCTGAGTGTGGCAGAGCCGAGGTTGAGCGTACCGGTGAAGGTTTTTGTGCCGCTAATGGTTTGCGTTCCGGTCAGATTGACGAACGCACCTTTACCTGCGATGGCTTCGACGGTTGCAGCTAATCCGCCCGATAAGCCTTTGCCGTAGTACAGGGTATCGTCAACCTCGTTAAAGGCCAACTCAGCATTCAGAAGGCTACTGGGCGCTCCAGCATTACCACTGGCACGCCGTTTGATACGGATGTTGTTGCTCATGACGACCGGGGCATTACCGGAATCTTAGCGAAGACGCCTCAATGCAGATCTAGGCAGCGCACCTTGGCAGGAGTCTCAGAAGTTCCCGCCGTCGGTTAGTTCGCTTGTAGTCCAAATAGCATCCGCTTTGAATAAGTTGGTAGATGCGTCGTAATAAAGAACGCTCTTATCTACTTTTGATGTTGTATCGACATCGGCTAAGTCGTTAAGTACGTTGATGTTGCTGGTACCGGAGGGGCCTTGCGGACCAGCTGTTACGATTGTTACGACGGTTGCGTCGCCTTCAGTAACGTTTACGGATGTCATGCGGTGTATCCCTCGCTGACATACATTATACCCTCTAAGTAGTATTCTTTAAGGCCTGCGGGATTTGTAAGGAGTACGTCGTACCAGGCTTGGTTTGGGAGGGTGGCAGTTTGTTCGTCGGTAAGTGCAATCTCTACGGTGCCGGCAATGCGATTTGTGTATGTTACGGCAAAGTCAGCGTATTTTATAATGCGTGCCTGGTTCCATACTTGAGCGGCTACGGTCCAGCTCGTTAAGTTGATTGCGACGTTATTGCTGTCTTTGAATTGCAGAGTGATGCTGTAGTCCGCACGTCGCTGGACATTTGGATCGTATCGGCCGGGACTGATCGCCATGGCTGGATTCTATCTGCCCTGCCCTCGATAGCGTTTACCAGGGCCGTTGCGGCTGGTTGCCGAGAGCTTGGTGCGCAGCGACTTACCTTGCCGCGTGCGCTTGGGTTTGCCGGGCTGGTGGTCGATGCGGGCAACGCCGGTTTTAGCGCGAACGGCCATGAGTTGGAGGCGGGTTAGATGATGCGTGGCGGCTTAGCAGCCATCACGCAACTGTTGCTGGAGGTATTCGCGTAGTGCCTTATCGGCTGCGGTTGGCGTGGGCTTTAGGTCAAGCTCGAAGATGCGATCCCTGAGCTGTTGCTTACGGGCGGCACAGAATTGCTGCTGCACTTCCTGTGACTTGGCGTAGCGGTTATCGATCGTGATAGTGGTGCCGATGATGGCAGCCACGACTGCGCCGACGCCTGTTGTGAGTTGCACCCAGCGGTTCACGGGGCTTCAAGCGCGGTCAGGCTGTAGATCTCGTCAAGCCGTCCAGCGGCGAGGGCAGCGGTGAACTCCTCGGCGTCGTCCTCGGTGAAGGTGCCAGTAGCAAACACCGCTGACATGCTGGCCTGGATGGCAGCTTCGTTGGGGCGGCCGGCTTTGGCATCACCGATGAGCGCGATGAACTCCGTGGCCAGCGTGTTCATGGGCAGCGAGGCCATCGACTGCGCACGGATGGAGGCGTAGACGCTGCTGGCGATCAACGCATCCCAGAAGGCAGGGTAATCAGGGCCTGGCGGTGGAGGTGCTGGCGCAGGCTCGGGAGTGTTGCCAGCGTCTAGCCAGGCTTGGTAGGCCGCATAGTCGGTGTTGGCTGGATCAGCCGGGATGAAGGCACCATCAGAGAGGCGGAGGATGCTGGTGCTGGTGGTTAGTTGGTACATGGTTGGTTACAGTTCGGCCGAAATGGCGTTAATTCTGCTAACAACATAACCGCCGGGAACGGTGCTATTTATTTGGAAAAAGAACCCGGTAGACGTTAGGTTACCAGCCTCTTGCTGTATGGATGCACCGCTAAGTGTCCCCACTACCTTGTTTGTAACTGTTGGTGCCGCTCTCATTCCAACAGGAAAGTTATACCTTTGAAGGGAACTTCCGGCGCCGGGAGATTGTAGTTCTACCCATTGCTCGTAATAATACCTCTGACACAACGCCAGCTCCTGCCCGAAACTCCTGCGTTCAAACGGGGTGGCGGCACTGCCGGGTTCGAGTTGGACATTGGTAATCGTCCATGTGCCGGAGGTTTGAGCCCCGACTGTAAAAACAATTTCGATGCCGGTTGATGCAGCAGCAGGGACGCTGATGTTGGTGGAATAGC